CGTGATTGATCTGGGTAACGGCAAGCTGGGTTACCAGATAGCGGTGGATTCCTCGGTCTTTGGCAATAACAAGACAATACTGAACCAGGACGTGGTGATTAAGGCCACCGTCAGTGCGCAAGACAATTGTAACGCGGCGGCCTATTTTGCATAGTTTTGCGATATATTTTGCATGCTGCATCGGGGTGAAATAAGGTGGGTTTTGCACAATGCAAAATTGATCGCTTAAGTAATATAAGCTTCATTTAAACGTTGATTTATCGTTGATACGGAAATACGCCGGAATGACCCGACGCATTTCGTTAATGGTTTTGAACTATATCAAGCTACCGAAGTACCGCCAGCGTCCTGGCCGTTATCAATGCTGTGCTTGTACTGCAAGTTATTAACATAGGTCTGTACCTGCGTTTCCACCTCGGCCTTATCCGCTACAATCAGGGCTTCAGCCAGTTTCTCAGCGATAGTCTGAGCCTGACTGTCGAATGCTGCCTGGATTTTATCGAAGTTATCGCCACAGGCGGTTTTGACGGTATCCGCGTTATGCAGCGTCAGGTGAGCCACAAAACTGGTCGCTGCTGTTGTCGCATCTTCTGTCGTCGGGCCGGTATAAATAGCCGCAAGAATGCCATCGGTGATGACCTTGCTGCGCAACTGGGTAATAGCGGCTTTCTGGATGTTACCGGTGATGTTAATGGTGCTCATTGTTTTATCCTCATTGGATTTTAAGGTAAATAGAGTCCTTATCCATGTGGGTATTTTCATGGATTATCGCTCCTGTTATTTATTCGGGTTACTCTGCCCGTCAGTAAAATATGTAGCTGGCAATTAGTTTATGCTGCCAGGAAACGTTTAATGCTGATTAATCAGGCCAGTCAATATCTGGTGCTTTAGATAAATCAAGACGGCGAAACTTAGTACGCCGTTCGCGCTGAGCGGCAAGTTCGGCTAACTCCTCCACCGTTATATCCCCGTCGTCCTGAGCCTCCATCAACGCAGTTATTCGCGTACTGATAGCTGCCATTTCTTTCTCGCGGCGACGAGTGGCAACCTGCACCAGGTCGATGGGGGCAAGCACTATTTTCCCGTCCTGATACAGCCATTTCCCCATTGAGTTCTGATCAGGGCGGGTAAAGTCTTTCGGTACGGCGTCAGCCTCGATTTCCGACACTGACAGGCCCCACGGCCAGAGTTTTGCTGCATCATTGTTTGCATCGACAATGACAGAGCGGGAGTCATACATCACCTTGAGTGTATCGGGTGCAAAATGAATCAACGCCTGATACCAGTCGGCTCCCTCGTCGGTTTTGAGGAAAAACGCGCTTTCTGGGGCTGAGGCTGGGGTTTCTGGTGTGTACTGCATCAGGTTTTTAAGTGTGATTAATGCGCTCATGATTTGCCCTTAATTGTGTGCCACGGTGTACCAGGTACCGTTAACGTTTTTCTGCACCGCAGCGTAACCATAGCCGCCGTTATCGGAGCCAAAGTCACCGCCACTGACGAATACACATCCGGGAGGTGCATCAATGCCGCCATCGTGACTAATCCAGGTGCGACCCAGCAGGCGAAAGTCCATCACAAAATTGAGCCTTACCCAGTCCTCACGAGCAAGTTGTACTACGGTATTTGATGACGTATGAAGCATGTACGGCATAGCGACATTGTTGCTGTTAAAACCAGCGGTCGAACATGAGTCCAGGTGAATAAAATTACCCCCTGTCCAGTTCATCACTTCTTGCTTCTTAGTATCGGCATAGTTCGCAAGGTCGGTCCTGGTATGGTCATCATCAGCTTTCTGCATCTGACGCTGCCAGGCAGTCCAGGGGGCGATGTTAGTTCGGGTGCGAAAATACACTCCATCAGACGTGGAGAAGTAAAGTTGCTGATACCATGCCTGGTCACCTGCTGGTGGAACATTTGGCTCTCTATTCGTACCACCAGTGCGTACGGTGAGAACAGTTCCATAGGCATCAGCCATCGGGAAATTTAACGATCCATGCGATACCATCGACCATCCATACGGTGCGCTATCTGCATCGGCGCATACAGGCATGTATTGTTGAAGGGTCCCAGGAAGAATTGTCCCAAAAAGATTGTACGCATTGGCATTAATTGAAGGCCCATTTACGGTTACTTCACCCGTTCCACTAACGTCCAGTGACGGGCCACCATTCGAACGTAGGTGGATAGTATTGTCATCTGAGGCATAGACAAGCCCGACTTCTTTGCCTTCTGGAGAATAGAACCATAGGTGTTTATTGCCCGTGCCACGCACATAAATTGCGTTTTGTGCGAGTTCAGTTGCCCCATTAAAGGCCGTGACGCCACCAGGTGATGCAAAAGTCCCGCTTCCCCCAAACTTAAAATCAGCGCCCCCAGCACGCATTTCTACCTGGTTAGCGTCAATAACAAAGGTTCCGCCATTGACCAAAACCCGCTCGGGTGCAACATCGTCCTTCGAGGTTTGAACATCGTGTGTGGCGGCAGTTCCAAGTGCAAGAGCCTCACGTGCCAGTGCCTGAGCTGATGTTCCGGCTGCTTTGATTTCTGACAGGTTACCGGTTGACGACAGTGTTTGTTTTTTGACAATGGCTTTAATCGCAGCGGTCAACTGAGCAGCCTGACCGGCATCTGGCGCGAGACCCGCCTCCGTCAGAACGGCGATACATTCCTGCTGCAGGTCGCGTGTGGCACCCTGCGTATCATTCAGCCATTGGGCTGTGACGAGTGTGCCAAGTTCACCCGTCTCAGGGTCACCATCGTGAAAAAGATAGTCTGGTGTGCCGATGGGGGAAATGACTGTGCGCATAGTCAGATGTCCTGAAACGTGAAGTAACACAAGGTGTGAGCGGGCTTCAGATCTTCAAAGAGCGCCTGAATCACCGGGTCAGCAAAGAAACACAATCGCTCGCCCGCCGTAGACTGCCCGGCACGAAACCGGTACACACGGATTTTGTCAGCATGGACATTCACCCGCCACACCCAGTGAATGTCCGGCTCCGTCAGGTTCTGGCCGGGAGGACTAACGTCCTCATCAATGGTGATGGTGTAGCCGATGCTTTTCGCCAGACGGGTAAAATAAGGAATACTTAGCCCGCCGGTTTCGGAGAGCTTGAAAAGGATGCGCTCAAGGCGCTGTTGGTAGCTTTGTGTCTCTGTGGGGGCGACATCCAGCACCCGTTCCCAGTCCATCAGCAGTGACTGCGCCAGGAAAGGGGTTACCCCGTTCCGGATAAGATTGTTATGCAGATAAAGTTGCTCTGCGGTATTACCCTCCGCCGCCAGCTCCGCACTCAGGCGCGGGCCGTTTGCGTTATAGCTGACAGGTGGCAACAATCGTCCAAGGATTGCGGCTGATTTCATGGTTGTGTGACCTGAGCAAGACTGACGGTGATGATGCCCGGACGCAGCCACTCCCAGTGCGTGGAATCCACAATGGCGGTGACGTTAGCGGCAGGGTCGTTAAGGGTGCGGTCTTTGATGCCGGGCGTGAGGGATACCATCATTTCCACCTGGCTACGGATAAGGGATTCACCTGGCGACAGGCGATTAACAAAGTCCGTGATGGCGACAGAGATAGCCTGCTGCGCCATTTCGATAGTGATACCATCGAGTTCCACGTGCAGCGTAAAATCGACTTTACGAATCGAGGGTGAAACGACCAGTGAGCTTTTGGCGGTCACCGGTCGCACATCATCGATATGGGCCTGTACGCGGTCAATAATAGCCTGTGATGGCAGCGCCTCACCGGAGGTAATAGCCACATCCACCGTACCCAGCCCCCGACGCAGCGGGTAAACGTAAGCGCTGCTCACGCCCGGCACTTCGAGCGCCCAGCGGCGGTAATCGTACTTATTCCCCCCCGCTGGCGGACGGCGAATGATATCCAGCAGGCGCTCCAGAAGCGCTGAGTCAGACTCATTATCTGTTCCCCCCGTCATGGGCTGTACCACAACCCGGCTGCTGATGCCGAAGGGGGCAGAGACCAGTGCCGCCTGGACGGCTACCACGCTATTCCCCGACGCTCCGGTACTGCTGGCCTGGACGGCAACCCGCGCCTTGCCATCGGAGCCAATCGTGGCATCTGCCGTGGTCATGCAGGCGACACCGTCCCCCTTAATCTGACTGCCTGCCGGAAGCTTCGCATTTGCGGTGCCAGTGATATCGGCGTAGCCGGATGCGGTGGTGGCCGGTTTTCTCAACAGGCCACGGGTGCGGGCATGTAACACCAGATAATCGGTATCAGCGGTGTCAGGGAAAATCTGGCGGACTATCCAGCCCTGGTGCTGATACAACCCCTCGGCTACGCTTGCCACCGCTGAGGCGCGAATAAAATAATCGCTGTCGGGGCCCACATCGGCGTCGGTGAGCTGGTTTTTGATATCGCGCAGCAACATGTCGCGGATATCGGCCACAACTGGAGTGATAAACGCCATTATGCGACCCTCACCGGATGTTCAAAGGTCTGGGGCTGGCCCAGCGCATCCGTCAGAGATATCAGCAAATTAAGCCAGCCGGGTTCACCCTGCTGAGCGGTCACCACCAGGTCACGCGCCCGCCCGTCGTCCATCAGCGGCCGCAGAGCCTGTTCGGTGTATTGTCGGGCCAGGAGTTGTACGCGGGAAACGTCTTTTTCCCGCGTCAGTTCATGCAGGCGGGAACCCAGAGTACGGTCAGCCCAGTAGCTACCCAACGGTGTCATCAGGCGCAGGTAAACCGGGTTCTCAAGAGACCGGGTGCGGGTTCCGGTGTAGTCACCGGTGGCGGGAGAAAGTAATGTATCCATGTCACCAGTATGGGGACATGGACAGTCAACAGACAGATGAAGAGGTTCAGCAGGGTTTATGCTATGGGCTTACCGGTCGGTTTGCCGTCATTGCCGTTCGGGTGCTCATGGTCTGTCAGAGAAACAGTTCCAGCTTTGACATCGCCGTCAGTCTGGTAGCTGCCGCCACTTTGTTTGACGTTACCTTCAAAGGCGGCACCGCTGCCCCCTTTAATCGCCAGACCGCCGTTACCGCTGATTTGCCCCTGAGCGATAACCTGCGCACTGGCGGTCAGCTCCGGGGTGGTGTATGCAGCCTGCGTTTTCGCACTGACCAGATATTTATCACAGTTCACATGATATTCCGTGCATTCCACCTCGACAATCTTACCGCGCTTAAGAACGATATGCGCACCTTCGTCGGTGTAGAGCGCGACTTCGCCGGGTTTGAGGGAGGCCAGTCGGTATGCCCCGTGCTCGGTGGCAATGATAATACCGTGGGAAGAGTGGCCACCCAGGGGCAGGATAATCCCCATCGTGCCCGCCAGCGGAACGGAAGTAAATCCGTAATGCTGAAACAGCTCCGCATCCTGCACCAGCTCCCCCAGCAACCCTTTAGCCTGTACCGTCTGTACCCGGGCGCTGCTGTCCACGGTGCCAATCACCGCCCTGAAGGCTTTTCGGATACCGTTTAATGCCTGGTTAATACGCCGGTTAACATCATTCCACATTGCTGTTCTCCACGGGCACGATGGTCAGTGCATTATTCTTATGACGCCGGTGTTGCCCCTTCTCTTTAGGGTAAGCGTCAGGTATCCAGATACCGTCTTCTTTAAAGCGCAGCGTGGTCGTCTGGCCTGTCGGACGACCACCGTTAAACGAGCGCCCCATCAGGAAAAATACCTCATCGATGCCATGCAGTGCGCTCTTGATATGCACCCGCTGCCCGGGCTGCCAGAGCACACCGTCCGGCGTCCGGTGGCCCCGAACTTCAACGACAATATCCAGCCCGGTGAGCCGCGCATCTGCCATCGCTTTACGGGTTTTGTACTGAAGGTGCTGCTGGCTGTTAACATCACCTGCCACCAGAATTTGCGGCCGGTAGTACGGCACGGAAGGGTCACGAACGGTGTAATGCCAGTCATGATGACCGGTCTGCGCTGTGTCGGTGTCATCACCGGCAGGAGCGTCGGACTGCTCGCCATCGACAGGAGGCGCGGGTGATTCTGGTGATACATCCGTGGGCGTACTGACATCCACCACGGCCAGATTATCACCGTGGTGAGCGTGCCCCTGTGCCAGCATGGACAACTCAGAAAAGCAGCCGTTAATGCTGCGGGTATCGGACAGCGACAACACGTTATTACCCGTACCCTGAGCATTCAGGGTCAGTGTGGCCACCGGTGGGCGGGAGTAATCAGGCCCACCAATCACCAGCGTCCCATCCGGATCGAACCAGGGCCACAATCCCCGACCGGCCGCTGTTTTCACCAGTGAATCCCAGGCGCGTTCTCCTGGTTCAAGGTGTGTTTTGTCATCGCGGGTCACGCCTTCGGCCTGAATTCTGATACGGGTAAATCCGAACGGCCGGACTATCGAGGCGATGGCCTGGTCAAGCCCGAGCTGACTTGCGCTAAAAATCGGTGCGGCACAATCGACCAGCACACCGGCACCGTCACGCCCACTCAGGGTCAGTATCAGCCCATGGCGGGACGCGTCACGCTGGACTCTGTCCACCCGCCCGGATAACACCGTCTGGGTGCCCACGCGAACCTGAACCGTGGCTCCCCGTACCGCGTCGGCCGGAAACACGGCTTCAGGCAATCCAAGCGTCAGTTGCCAGGCGTCGGCGGGGATCAGAAAGTCAGAATCTATCCGGTAACTTTTCCAGTCACTGTGCTGTGAACCCGCCAGCAGCAGGGTGATTTTCTCCCGGGTTACATTATCTGACGTAGGCATTGAGCAGGTCTCCGGGCATCAGGGCGTTGGGGTTGCGGATTTGCGGATTAAGGCGCAACAACTCAGCGGCACGGGTGTAGTCCTGATACCACAGGTGCGCCAGCAGGTGCAGGTTCGTCTCACCCGGCACCTCACGGCGGGTCAGTACCGGCCGATGGGACATTACCGATATGGCCATGCGCTGGACATTGAGCGCCACGCTCTTGAGTTGTGCCACCACCGGCTGCCACAGCACACCGATGGCGCTGCTGTCGGTGCTGACCGTCTGCATAAAGGGGGTGTAGTTATCACGGGTTAACGTAATGGCCTGCTGAATGACGGTTCTCACATCTCCGGTGATACGCTCGATATCTGCCGGTGACAGTGTGACCATCAGGGTTTTATTGCTGAAGATTGCCACTGCCATACTGACGCATTCATTGACAGCGAGCACCTGGTGCAGGCTCTCCAGCTCGGCCATATCCTCCACGGTCGCATTGTGAGGAAGGGGAACATGAGCAGGCGTATCGCCTTTTACCAGCGCGGCAGGCAGTCGGGGTAACGTGTTGAGCAGTGACACTGATTCTCCCCAGGCAGAGAGCAGCACCGGTGTGCTGATCACCTCACTGGTGATGTTCCCGCTGCTTTGTCCTGTCAGTGCAGACGGTGACGGGCCTGACGGGGTGAACGTTATCTGAACGGATGGGGAAGACGAACGCGACTGGGGCGGATCGATAAGCTGCCATAGTGGACTGGTGCGCATATCCAGAACCGCCAGCAGGTCGTTCACATAACGACGCGGCATCGCGAGATAATCGGTGCCGTCACTGACCAGGGCATCGACTTCTGATCGCATGATCGTCATGGTATTAAGCATACCGGACAGCACGGTTTTACCTTTGACGAGCTGTTTTTTCACCCGGCTCACGGGCTCCATTGCCGACTCAAAAAGCGTCCTGGCATTATCGGTGAGCGATGAGAGAGAATCCAGGATGCCGTCGCCCAGTTGCTCGGGGTACATTCCACTGTCCAGGGCCGTGCCAAGTCCGGTTTCCAGAAAGACCAGCTCAAGTGTGCAACTGTCGGGATTTTCGGCATCGTGGGCAATCTGGTATTCGATGAGCTGGACGCGTGGCACAGAGCCATAGACCGGGTGAATGAGTTCCCCGGCCCCCGGGGTATCCAGTGCGCGGATAAACGCATCGCGGCGTACATCATAATCGTCACCCCAGAAAAGGGCAGAAAGCCGGAAATTACGCGGCTTACGACCAAGGTCGTTAATATCACCACCGTCCAGGAAGGGGTATTCATGGTCGTCATGGTCGCGCCCGACACTTTCCTGGGTACGCAGAACGTCAAAGCGGACGCCCCTGAAGGTGGCATCCTGAAGATTATCCAGCCAGCTCATCAGGAACCTCCGCCCGTGCCCCGGCTGCCATCCATGACGTTATGGCGATTGACACTCTCAGCGACCACCTGACCATCAAGCATGACCTGGGTGGTGATGTTCAGCGGGCCAAACGGTGACGGGGCCTGGCCGTTCAGGTAAGACGGTACGCCGGTTTTGGCTGGGTTGTGGGCGTCGAGTACGTCTTTCGGGTTCAGAATATCGCTGGTTGCTGGAGTTAAGAGCCATCGGCGCAACATACCGGGCAAATCGATATCAAATAAAGGTTTATTGATTTCCGGGTGCTGTTGTTGCATGTATTCCGGATAACTCATTCCCGAATCACGCGCTTTGTTAATTGCATCGAGCGTCTCTTGCCGCGCTTTATTCATGTCGTCTTTTAACGCCATCATGACGTTGGCCACCGACGCCGCAGCACCCACTGGCCCGGGTAAACTCGACGCTTTATCAAGCAAATCACTGCCCTTATCCTGACCTTGCCCCTGCCAGTTCGTGACGTAGACAGGCAACGCACCCGCTGACCCGACACCTGACATACCGGGTAAATCAGACAGCCCGGGTATTTTCCCTACGCCTCCGGGGAGTTTGCCGCCTTTAACAAACTGTGTGAGGAACGCTATGCCGGAGAAGGCGGCGGCTGCAGCGGTCATCGTTTCGATGGCTATTTTTGCCCCAGCGGCAGCGGTCGCCAGTCCCGGGAACTCGACGGCAAGATCTGCCGCTTTCTGTGCGGCATCACCTAACTCATTTGTCAGTCCTTTCACTGCGGCATTTTCGGAAAAGAACTTTTCATTATCCAGCTGTTCCGCTTTATAAGCAGGTTCGTTTTTTATGACGTCATAGGAGGCGTCTGTCGCCCCTGCTGAGTTTTGAGTGCCCTTTATTTGGTTAGCGATATAATCCTTTTGCATTATCGTCGTGGTTAATGCGGCGTTAGCCTGCGCATCCGGAATATATTGACCAAGAATGGCTGATGCTCTTAATTGAAGGGCATTCTGATAATTTTGTTCTTTATCTGTACCTTTATATTTTTTTACGTCAGCTTTAATTTTTTTATATTCGTTATCATTATCTACCAGTGAGCGCATGGCATTCATAAAGGCATCGGGGGCCCGAATGCCTTTTTCCTGCTGGGTCACCATGTATTGAGAATAAGTTTCTGTTTTACCGTTAGCCTCACGAAAACGGGTATTCTTCATATTATTGATGGTGTCAGCACTGTTAATTTTACTGAGTAAATTGCTGTAATTGGTTGCTGCCTGGCTATTATCCCCCGCCGTCATTGAGTTAGCCTGAAGGTTTGCAAACAATAAATCCGTATCAGCAAGGCCGCCAAGACCTTGCTTAGCGGCTAAAGACAGTACGCCGGGCAATGACTTTGCCATATCAGCGATTTCCATACCGCCCAGTTCCCCGGAGCGCTGGAGCTTATCCAGAAACTTAGGGATATCTTCTACCTTGATTTTAAATACGTTCATTGCCGTACTGACCGTTCTTGCAATATCTCCCGCATCAGCCCCTGTGGCAGTTGAAGACTTCATAATGGCGGGCAGCACCTTCATCACCGACTGCGGAGCAATGCCGCCTTTACCGTACAGAACCCCCGTTGCCGCCATCGCCTGGTCTGGTGTCCCACCGCCATAACGCACGGAATCCTGGATGCCGGTGTTAATTTCATCCTTCATTTTGATACGTTCTTGCGGAGATTTGTCGTTAAAGCCGGTGTTCACCAGCCGGGCCAGCGACTGACTGTAACCCGCGTAGGTCTTGACAGGTTGAGCCACGACCGCCGCACCCGCCACAACACCGCCAACAACCGCCGCCGTTCTGCCCCAGGCATTACGCGCACCGCTCAGGCGGCTTGCGCTCTGTAGCCCCTGCATTTCCTGTTTGACAGCGGCAACCTGTGTGCGCATGGTGCTGTAAGCACGGGCCTGCTCGCGGGCTGACATCACACCACTGCGGGCAAGACGGTTATAACTGGCGATGGAGCGATCCATCTCACGTTGCAGGCTCTGTTCAGATTTGACACCCAGCGTCTCACGGGCGCGGGCATTGCGGCGGAACTCTTCTGTCTGGCTACGCGACGCCTTGGCGGCTTCAGCTGATGCCGCTTTCTCGGTATTCCCCAGACGGGCCGACGCTTTCTCCGCATCATTAAAGCTTTTAATCGAGTCTTTGAGGGCTTTTGCAATCTGTTTTGATGCGTCGTCGCGGGCAGAGAGCTCCAGCGAGACCTTCATATTTCTGGCCATTCAGGGCTCCATCAACGACGTTTCTGGCGAAGGGATTTCACTTTTTTATGCAACCTGCGGGTCTTCGGTTTGTGGCCGTTAAGGATACCCAGCGCCGCAATATACCCGTCCAGTTGCGGACGGGTCATTTGCATTACTTGTTGTTCGCTGAAGCCGCATCGTCCGAGGGCAAGGGTGACGAGGCAGAGCCCGGCGCGGCGTTCTGTGGCAATATGCGCTTTTTTTTAAGGTCGTCTGTCGCCGCCTTCAGACGGTCGTAATCCTCGGCCGTCAGCCCGTCGAGCAGCAACTGACCGGTGATGTCCTCCTTCGGAATATCCCCCAGGGCGATAAGTGAACGGGCAAGCAGTGCCATGCGGTAATACAGATCAGCCTCATTGCCGTCCGATGTGCCCAGCGCCGCTTCCGTTTCATCCAGCGCCTCGTAGGTGTGCCGCATCAGCGGCAAACCTACGGTAAAGCGGTAATGCACCTGCCCGTTATGGCTGACGCCGTAGAGCAGCAAGTCGGTGTGTGTGTTGTCCATCACTCAATAACCTCACGCAAAGCATTCATTTTAATATCGCGTTTCGCTTCATTATCCACGGTGTATTTGGCCCCTACGTCGGTGCTGAAGCAGTCCAGATACGAGGTACGCTTGCCCCCGCTGCCGCTGACCGGATACTGCGTGACCTTCACGCCTTCAAGGCTGCCCCAGTCCAGATCGCCGGTGAGCGGAATAACCACCGACAGCGTCAGCTCATACGTCCCGATACCGCGCATAAAGCCTTTGGCGCGTCCGGTTTTATTCATGGTTTTGACCAGTTTGCGACCCGTGGAAATCTGCACATCAAGGTCGGTCACCTCAATCTCCTGACCGTCAATTTCCAGGACGACGGCTCCCACATATTCATCAAGTGCCATGGTGTCGGCTCTCCTTATTACAGTTGCAGATCGATACGACCGGCAAAGACATGCAGGCCATTGACCACATCCGCCGGAATGGCGGCGTTAAGACGGTTACTGTCCTGCAAATCACGCTCGACGATCAGCGCATCTTTGTTGGCCATCACGTTTTCCACAATCTCCAGCTCCTCAAGTTTGAGCAGGACATCCAGCAACTCGCTCTTCACTTTTGGCCCGGTACGCGTGGACAGTTTGTCGCGCGGAAAACGCAGGGAAATGCGCTCACGACAGGCTTTTCGTACATAGTCCAGTGTGCGGATGGTGGTGAGATCCAGCAGCGCCACATCGTCCACCCCTTCAGCATTCTTCGTACTGGTGGTGATGGCACGGACAATCTGCACACGGTCACCCGGGCCCATTTCAAGCGGCGTCACCCCGTTGTGCAGGGCATTTTCCTGTTCGGTACGCCCGGGACGGGACTCAATCGGAGTGATATCCAGCGTGTTAAGCGGCAGTCCGTTCAGTGGTCGGGCCGGATCTTCTTCGCTGGCAATCACCGCCGCATAAGCCGCTGCAATCTCGCAGGGTAGTTTTGCCGAGCCGTTATGCCAGGCAAGCGTTATTCGCCCTGAATTGAGCGTATCGGCAAGCGTGGTGGCAGTGGACAGGGACTTTTTCCAGCCCGCCACCCCGAGGGCTCCACGCTGCTCGATGGCCCCACTGACGGCATCCAGGTGGGTACGCAGTGCCGTCAGCGAGGTGTTATCACTGAACGGCGACACAATAATGTTATGACCTCCGGCAAAGGCAGCCGCCAGTGCAGGGGCAATATCCGGATCGGTGGCACCGCCACTCATCGCCACCACGGCGGTTGTGACGCCGGTTGCCGTGGTCAGCAGTTGCAGGTCGATATCGTTGCCGGTGGTGCCTTTTGTGCGGGCGGTCACGGTAATGGTTCCGGCCACGTTCACAACGGTGACCGGCAGTTCAGGACGGGAAGCCAGCGCAGTGACCAGCGCACTCCCCATCGCATCCGCCGAGTCTCCGGCGACCACAGTGGCATCGGTGCGTATACCGCCCACCAGGACGCTCAGTGTTCCGCTGCCAGTGGCAGGCCCGGTGAGGGTGAGCTTACCGGTTGCTGCCACCGCACCCGGAAGGTCGCTGAGGTTATCACTTCCGCCACTCATTACTGTGGCCGTGGCGGTCATGCCTGTTGCCGTCGCGCTGGACACCAGCGTGATGGTGTTACCCGCAGGCCCGGCCACTTTCGCGGTCAGCGTCACCACCTCAGCGGCGGCACTGGCGGTCACGGGAAGCGTGGCCTGAGCCGTAATGGCTGCCGCTAATGCGGTGGCGGTTTTAGCCGCTGTGTCGGCAATCGCCACCTGCACGGTAATATCGGTGCCCCCAATCGTCGCTTTAACTGTTCCCGCAGCGGTTGCCGGGCCGGTCAGCGTAATTTTACCGGTCGCCGCCACGAGGGTTCGCTTACCTCTCAGACCGATGATCTGGAGTGACAGATAAGGGTTGCAGCCAATGGCTGCTTTGGTCATCAGATGGCCCAGGGAACCCCGCCCAAACAGAACGGCCGCCTGCTCATCCGAGTACACATCCAGGATTTGCAGGTTTTGTGCTGTACCGGCAGGCAATACAGGGACAATCATCAGCACCCGCTGAGGATTACCGGGCAGTGTGCGCACGGCCAGTCGGGTGTTTAACTCGAAGTATTTACCCGGTTTGCGGATACTTCCGCCAATTTCATAGAACTCAACGTTGGGACTTGACACATTTCACCTCGTTATTTTAACGGTGCCACCGGCAGCGGTTTGTCGATGGTTTCAGCAACGGAGGGCTGTACCTCTGTCAAATCACCGGCCATCAGCTGGCGTTGATAGTAGGCGGTTCGGTTGACCGTCACCGCCGTCAGTTCGTCGATATAGCGGCGCGGGGCGTCTTCTACCGGCACCCGTACACCGGGTGCTGCTTTAACGGTCAGTGTGTTCATGTCTAATCACATCCGTGGCATCCGGGGTTTCATCGCCAGGCCTGAGCACATAGCTCACCTGAGTGGTCAGCCAGTCCGGAGCGTCAGGACTGGTCGCGCCGTGGAATTTTGTAAACAGGTGATCGCAGTGGCCGACCGGGGCGTTCTCCAGTGGGAACATCCCGTTCTCCAGTGCCTCTTCAATCCAGGCGGTTTCAAACTCGCAGGCGAAAACGGAGACCGCCTTGCCCGCCAGCTGCGTGTTAAAGAGCGTTCTGACCCGACCGGGCCGCAGGTTTTTTATTTTGAGCGCCAGATCCTGTCCGGTCAGCAGGCGGCGCACCGCCGTCACCAGGTCATTGGTTCCGGGCCGGTTAATCGACGCCTGACCCTGGCGGGTAAACGCTTCCTGGCCCGCGTTGTAAGTGCCGACCATCACGACAAAATTGCCGGTGCTCTTCCATTTTTGCTGCGATGTGCTGTACGGCTCGGTGCCGGTGATGCCGCCAAATGTCACCCAGGCGGCCGGTAACGAGGGGATGATTTTGCCGAGGTCATCGTCCAGTTCACCGCCATAGCTGGTGACATTACGCACCATTTTCCCCAGCCCGGCGCTCAGCCGGTCACACAGGGCTTTCTCTATGAGCGTTATCAAAATGCACCTCCCCCCGTGGCATCCCGGCCAAACTGTCGTTCACCGGAATACAACCGCATTTGTGCCGTGGTCTGAACCGCAGCTCCGGTGGTGGCCGTCAGGCCAATCCTGCCATTGGCCACCTGCACCAGATAGGTGATGGCATCCTCATAGCGCAGGCGAATGTCTTCGGACAAAATGCGGTACGACGTGGCCAGATGATAACGGGCAATATCGCAGCAGCGCCCCGTAAGAACCCGGGACACATCCGCAAACGGCAGTGCGTAACGGGCCACCAGGTAGCCATCAATTTCTGAGCTGGCACGTTCCAGTGCGCCATTCATCACCGCCATATCGACGGTGCCGAGTTGCGTCGGATCACACAGTGCCACGCACTCGTCGTGCCCGAACGTGGTGTCCATATCCTGCGGGGTTGCATACATGGTGGCCTCCGGTTACTTGCGCTTGAGTTTGCTGGCGGTCAGTTGCTCCGCCAGTTTGTCATGGTCGGCGAGAGCCTGATTTAACTCGGCCTGCAACCGGGATACCTGCGTGTCGAGTGTGCTGCTGCGGGCTTTTTCCTCTGACAGTTGTTGCAACAAAGAGGCGTTCTCCTGCTGTGACAGCGTCAGCGCTTCACGTAGCCCGGCAATCTGTTCGTCGGCCGCCTGAAGCCTGGGAGCGTCGTCCTGCACCTGGATAACGATGAGCTGCGGATCAGCCTTCAGCGCCGCCAGCTCCTGTGCCGTAAAATGGTCGTCCGGCCAGAGGGTGGCGCGGGCGCTGTGCTCAATGCCAAAACGGCGGAAACCGTCACGACGTGCGGCGATATGTAGCGGCATTATGGAACACTCCCGTCTGAGCCAAACGCCATCTGCCAGAAGCCATAACCGCCATTTGCCCGGGCTTCAGCCCCGAACAGGAACATCTTACGCATAAAGACGTTTTCGCTGTTGTAGTCCGTTTGTTCCACAAACGAGGGCTTCTCACGCTCCTGATAAATCAGTGGTTTGACCGGCTTGCTGGTATCAAGCAGGAACCATGCCGAGTCGGACGTCAGCTCCGGCACCGCCAGAACCTCCGCCGTATTACGGTACGGATTGGGTGTGCCATCCGGGAATTTTTCCGCCGTCATCAGGTAGTTGGCATCATCTTCCAGTGCGGTAGGAACGACCAGGATAGTCGGGCGGATCTTCAGCGATGCCCCTTCATCATCCTTAAACCCACGCATGGCGGTACGCGCCATCCCGTAAGACGCTTTGGCGGCGGCCAGTGTCCCCACGCTCAGTTTTTTGGTGCCCTTGTTGGACACCGATTTTCCCTTCACCAGGTGGTCGGTATCAAAGAAAGGCTGGCCGTCATAGCACAGGTTGGTAAAGCCACCGTTGAGCAGGGCGAACACAATGTCGGCGGGCAGCTCTGCGGCAGACTGACCGGCCTGTTGCGCCTGCAGGGCATACCCCATCAGCTGGTCGTCTTTAATATCATTACGATCAACCTCAATGGTCGCTTCCCAGTCCTTGTTGCGGATGGTGTAGTTAAAGGCACCCAGCGCTTTAACGACTTTGTCACCAATCCACTCGCGCATTTTCGGAAAACGGCTTAACCAACTGTAGTCGTTTTCTTTCCCCGTAGAGGGCACCACCATGGCCACTTTTTGCCAGTCTGACGGCGTTTGTTCGAACGCCTTCTGGAAAGTGGCTTTCAGGTTGACAAAAATCTGCCTGACGTTTTTGACATTCACTAACACGATAATTCTCCTTATTCGAAATAGACCCAGACGCCGTCGCTTTCGATCCCGGCAACTTTTCCGGCGTAGGGCCGGGCTTTGTTATCATCGGTTTTGGCAACCGTAATGCTGTCCTGCACAAAACAGTCCTGACCGACACGCGCCTGCGTGATGGGGTCGGTCGTGCTGTTGACCATCAGGAAGAACTTGTCACGCCGCACCAGTACCTGAGCACCACCGTCAGCGCCTGCAGAGTTATCCACCCAGCCTGCGGAAATACCGATTGTCAGAAGGGCTGCCGTCGCCGTGGCGGGAACGGCAAATCCCGTCGCGTTGAGGGCGACTATATGGCCACCAAATATCTCTGTTTTCGCCGCCACCGGCGTCGGATTCAGCAGGCCATCGCGAAAGGGGGTATTACGATCCATGGTTTTCTCCTGCGTATTTCGCCACATCAGCCGGGTCAACACCCATCATGGAGCAGATGCCCACGTCAACATCGTCAGGCATATTATCGTCAGGCGTCGTGACAGAACGGGCTCCTGCAGGCGGCTTCCCGCCAGACTGGAGACTGTTCAGTGCGGCAATCGCCGGGGCTTTATCGAGATGGGCCCTGAGTGCGGCTATGTCGCTGCGACCTAAATCTTTAGCCCAGTCTTCCAGTGCGGGGATGAGGCGGCCATCCGAGAGTGCCGCGACAACCAGCGTGTCCACTTCGGCGTGTTGTTGTGTGCCCTGAAGCGCCACAATCTGAGCCTGTGTCTGGATCAACGCCTCCACTGGGACATATTTTGCAGGGTCGTAGGCTTTCGCACTCAGTTCAGCAATCCGGGTATCTTTGTCGGTGAGCAGCGTCAGCAGACCCTGGCTGGTCGCGGCAACGCCCTGGCCTCCGGAGACGGCATCGATGACTTTTTGTAGTTCAGCCTTAATCTCTTCCGCCGTCGAGGTGACCGGCAGGTTGAGCGTCCAGCGTAGTGAGCTGAGCAGGTCAGCCAGCATTTCTTCATCCAAGGGGGTATCCTCCAGAACAGGTTGAGAAAGGCCCGCGATAAGGGATGCAGCAGCGACAGCTACCTCACCCAAATCATCGAGAGCCGGTAAATTGGTGAGCGCGACATTAATCAGCCCCAGCACCTCGCCGGTATTCGGGTTATAAGGAAACAGCGGCGAGACATAGCGGTACTCGCGGGCTTCAATCATCGCCTGTGCGGCGGCCGTCCATTCCACATCGACCGCATACAACCCGTCGCCCTCACGCCATTCCAGGGTATGGAACCAGGCTGACGCCGGGGCAGGCTGTCCGTTAGATTTCGCCCGCAGTACCTGATGTTCATAGTCAAAGTGCAGATCGGTTTTACGGGTGCTGATGGTGGTAATGAGGTTTTGTGCCAGTGCAGCGTTCATCACCCAGGCTGCACATTCAGCGGGGCGGCTGTCACTGGAACGAAACTCACCGGCCGGGAAGATTTTCACTTCCCGGGATGCGCCGGTGGTGGCGGTGATTTCAAGTGTCAGTGCAGCAATTTGTGTTTTCATGACCGCAGCGTAACGCCACGGGAATACCCGTTACAGATGAGGGGGTTCAGCAGTAAGTTGAGGATATGCAGTGAGGCGGGCAGGAACGCACGAAGTAAACATCATCAGGAAGGCATTTAAACACCCTTTAAAAATCGCGCAACGGGGTGTGGTCGTGGCAGTGTGACACAAAAACATAAAAACGCGCCACGGGCTTCTGAGCGCGTTTTTAACCATCGTCACTCCGTGAGCGATTTAAGGTAGGTCAGCGTCGTGTATTCCAGTGTGGTGATATCGGTGTCAGCAAGCGTCAGGAATGGACGGGCGGGCATTGTGATGGTGTACTCCGGCAGGGTATGCCACTCGCTGTAGTTGGCGCGGGATTTTTTCACAAACCGGTTACCCACCTGTCCATTCTTGCCCTGACGGTAATATGCCTGCTGACTACGCGAAGGGATGGTGATAGTGCCACCTTCCTGGTGAATGGCCGCATATTTCACGTTCGTCCCCACCAGTGCCACCGTGTTACTGCTCCAGGGAACAATGCTGCTGGCGAGCCGTCCGGATTTCTGAAGGATTTTTCCCCCTTTGCGCCGCCGGGCATACGACGGACTCCAGCCAAGCCAGGCGGGGCGACCTTCCTGTTTAAAGTTCTCTTCGACCGCATCGGCCATATCCGCCGCCAGCGCTTTCATCAGGGGGCGGCGGTCTTTGAGACCGCGAATGAGCGCCATCATGCTGTCTTCGAGGGCCCGGGTGTCCACCTTCAGCTTTATCACGTTATGCCGCCTGTCGAGTTGTCGTGCGCAGCAGCTGCACCAGTTCGCCATCCTTCACGATGGCCACAATCTGCTCACCGTCCCGATGGATAAGATAACGCACACCCTGAGCCGTGACCGTCACCCGCTCCGGTGACTCAATAGCCTGCTGAGCCAGCAGATAATCCGCTGCTGTCACACCGCTTGTCGCCAGCGTCTGCATCACCGGTGCGGAAACCGTGACGGTCTGCTGTGCTATGGGCTCCGGGGTGGTGACCGGTGCCAGCACAGCCACCGGCCAGCGCTGTGCCGGTACAGGTTGCGCCGTAATGGCCGTGGCCTGCGAGAAACCGCGCAAAAAATCCGGCCCGGTCAGTGAGCCGGTGACATACTGGCGGGCCGCCGTCGTCGGGTATTTGTCGAGGTCTGGTTGCCAGGCCACTTCGCCCGGGTTAATGCCAAAGCCCGGATCGGGTAAAAACAGCGTACCGGTTTTGGGATCGCGAAAACCGGTTGCCGGACGGGTCTGGCCGGGAATGCCGTATTCCTGATTGATGGTTTCCAGCCATCCCTCACTGCTTTCAAGGCCAATAGCGTGTCCGTCGAGCTGAACCTGGTTGAGTGCGCGAACGCGGCACCGGCAGCGGTAACCATTGGGCGGAAAGATAACCGCCCATATCGGATCATCCCAGCGAAAGACGCGCCCGTTCAGTGCGGCATGTGCCGGACGGGTGCGATTGTCCATGACCGCCACATACTCCCAGTACGGTCGGGTATCCACGTTCTCACGCAGTGACTTCCAGCGCCCGGCCATATAAGACGACTGCATATTCGTCCGGAAAATCGTCTCCAGCCGACGTGGAAGCAACTGCTTACCCTGCAATTCGCCGGTCTGCGGCGAGGCGACCAGCGCGTTCCCCAGCCAGCCTTTTTGCGCCAGCACCGGCAGCAGGCGACGGGCAAAATCAGTCTCTGTCCCGCCGTCGTGCAGCATCGCTGTCTGAGCCGCGCGGATGTCCTGCAGGATATCGAGCTTCAGAACCCCGGCGACCGTAAAACTGCGGGCGTGAGCCTGGGCTTCCACATCGTGCCAGTTAAAGCCCATGACGTAGCCCTTGCGCTCAAAGTACGCAATGGCTTCCGCAGGCGGCAGCCCGATAGCATACGACAGGTCTACTGCTTCAGGTGTTGCCATTCAGACGCCCCCAAACGTCGGCCACGAACAGGGCCTGCCCGACCAGACCACGCAGCGCATTATCATCCAGAAGAGGGAAACTGGCGGCCACTATCTCCGTTGCCTCGTCAGGGGTTTTACCCTGAGAAAGCGCCGCCACCATCGGTGCCATCAGCTTTTCCATCGCGGTACTGACGGTATCGACGGACGGGGCGGTATCATCCAGGCTTAACTGCGCAGGATCGTCATCATGGCCTGCGTCAGTTTGTTGACTGAGGGCGGCGATCCGCTGTATGGCCAGCGTACTGAGTGCCTGTGTGGCGGTGACGCCAGTCTGTTTTATGGGCTTCAGCACGGCGTCACCCTTTGCGGCCACCGGAATACCCGACTTCTCGTGCAGCCAGGCGACCGGGATCGTGTCCATGCCCAGTTCGTTCACCATCACCGACACTGCGGTCGTCAGTGGAGTCAAATCCACCACCTCCCGGGTATCAAACATCAGACGCGGCAGGCGACGGCGACTGACATTGCTGTAGCCGTTGAGGGTCAGCAGCATAAAAATAAGCTGGCGGAAGGCTCCCTCGATCTGGCGGGCATCGGCTGTCATCAGGTCATGGCGGACTTCGTTATGCACATTCCCCAGGGCATTCGTCGAGGTTTTCCCGTCAGCCTGAGTGGTCAGTGTGCCACCGAGTATTACCTTGGATTCCGTCAGCTCCGCCCAGCGGATCATCTGCGTGAAGGGATCACTGCCGCCACTGGCGGCATTCTCAAACTTGATGTCCGTTCCTTGCGGGAGAACGGCAACCGCTTCATGACCGAGGCGTACCAGCATCGCCAGAATGCGGTCGCGTTCTTCGTCAGTGGTGCCAGCGGCATAGGTGGCAATACGGGCAGGCAGACCGTAAATTTCCAGGAACTCTGCCCAGTCACGCAGGGCATAGTTTTTAAACAGATAGGGCCAGACCAGTACGCGGTAAATCCCACTGGTGGCCACGAAGCCGGAGCGGGCATTGTGACGATGTACCAGCCAGCCGAACGGCCAGAGCTCGCTGCCCTCCATCGAACCGTCATTGAGCCGGAGCTGATCGCCTTTTTCCGGCAGTGTGGAGAACCAGTAATGCGGTCGAAGATGGAGCGACCGGGGCAACCAGATTTTTTCACTGAGCTCCCAGTCGATTTCCTGGCAACTGAAACCGTGGCCAACGGCGTCCATCAGATTGAGGATGACATCCTCCATTTCCGGGATACTGCTGAACCAGTCCTGCACAGCGGCGGTCATATTCTTTTCGTCTGCCGTGGCATTCAGGGGCGGCACTATCGACCAGGACAGCGTCAGTAGCGCATTTTTGCGCTTGTTCATCTCGGCAAAGATATGGCCGTCGCGCTCCTGCATATCCGCGAATAAATGCGCCTGGGCGCTGAGGTCACCCTGTTCCGCCGCCTGAAGAATACGGGGCATCTTACGAATATTGAGCCCGAGTGACGGGTGTTCAGGGTATAAACGCTGAATATCAGCCTGTGCGACAGTCTGCGGGGTTTTGAGGGCATCCCGCACCAGCGGGTTACCGTGAATATCAACAAGAGTGGCCATAGTTCCTCACCATGCACCCGACCCGAACCGGCTGTCTTCATTGTGCCGGGGGACGGTATAACACTGAAACGGGGCGCTGCGCGACACGGCAAGCGACCAGAGCATATGTAAACAATCCGGGCCGTCATCGTGATCGGCTTTCGGAAAATGACGCAGCTGATCAATCAACGTCTGCTGGCTGTTATGCAGCAGGATCAGATGGTTCTTCATGTGGGGCTGCAGGGACTCAATACGCAGCAGTTTGTCGGTCGAAGGGGTGACAGCCACAGCAGGCACCGGGACGCCCAGTATGGCCGAGCGTTTCACCAGTTCGGTGCGTAAAAACTCCTGGAACTGCACCGACTCAATAGCCCAGGCCAGGCAGCCATATTGTCGCTGAAACTCAATAATATCCGAGATGATAAGGTCGGGAACGCGCTTGCGGATGGCGGCTTCCACCACGTTCAGTACGCCGGTAAAGCGGTTAAATCCGCCCACCAGAATAGCGGACGGGTCGCGCCGTTTGCCGAATTTCCCGAGACTCGGGTCACAGGCACCGTAGAAAATCCACTCGGCCAGCCGGTTAACCCAGAAGTGAATACACCCGGTAAAGATAGCGCCATCACCACTGACGGGGTCGTTCTGGTATTCGCTGTCGAAGGTGTCGTGCCCGTCACGTACACGGATTTGCATCAACGCCAGCAACGGTCGGGCCGCCCAGGAGACGACGGAACCTTCGAGCATCGCAGCCTCATTCTCAAGATAAAACTGCGCCGCCGCGTCAGGCTCTTTATTGACGATGTACGCTTCCCACGTATCCCACAGCGACATGTGCAGTGGCCAGCGCAGGACGGATTTAAACCGGTGTGTGCGCCACATCGGATTGTTGAGGGTTCGGGACAGCACCGAGTCATAATGCAGGATGGTGCCGATATAGATAATGTCGAGCTTGCCTCCGGCTTCCCCCAGCGGCATGACGGTTTTTTTCAACCATCTGTCGAGTTTGTCACGTTGCTCAGGGTTGGCCACGTTCTCGTCGTTCTCGATATCATCCAGGATAACCAGGTCAGGACGATACGCACCGTGACGCAGACCACGCAGTTTTTTCCCGCTCCCGGCTACGGTCACCTTGATGTTATTACGGGTCACGATGGTGCCCATCTGCCAGGTCCGACCCTGCCCGCAAATATCGGGATAATCGTTCTTTAAACGGGGGTTAAACTCCAGTTCCGCCTTGATGGCTTCCAGCATCGGATACGACTGCTCGATGGAATCCATAATGATGACAGGGTAATGCTTGAGCGCCCGGATGATGCACCACAGCGTAAACAGCTGGCTCACCAGCGTGGACTTGGCTTCACCACGCGGAGCGGCTATCGCATCATTCTGGCTCTGGGGGCTGGCTACTATCTCTGGCAGACGGGCAAACAGGCAGTGATGCAACTCACTACGCGAGGCGTGACGGATATAGTGCGGAAAATAGGTGGCGACAAAATAGTCATAGCCGTCTTTTACATGTGCCACCTGGTCACGCCGGGCCTGCGCGGCCGTTTCGTCCACCGCAAATCCCAGACACTCGGCCTCAATGGTCTGGCGCAGACTGGCGATATACCACTGCAAGGATGCCCGAAATTCTTTACGGGAGAATTTTTCACCGCTCACAACATATCCTTTCTGGTCAATCAGGTTAATGTCCTGTCGCCAGTGCCCGTTCGATACGGGCGCAGGCGATATCAAAATACACGGGTGACTGCTCAATCCCGGTGAAACTGCCGCCGTTCTTCAACACCGGCAACGCGGTTGTTCCGCTCCCCATAAAGGGATCGAGTACCCGACAGGGTGTCGGCAACGGCTTGATCAACATATCCATCACCTCCACAGGTTTGCCTGTCATGTGCAGCTTCAGTGCAGGGTTGACCCGTTGTGTGATGAGACCCGGCCACGGGCCACCGTGAGCGCACTTAGGCAGCGGGCCAATGCTGCCCCAGATAACGTATTCGCACTGATGCCGGAAATAACCGGTATGAGGTGCACGACTGGACGCGGTTTTATCCCAGGGAATGATGCCCCGCCACAACACCCCACCGCCCTGAAGACTGTCTGTGGTGGCGGGTAACTGTCGCCAGTCGGAAAAAATCATGACGTAGCCACCCGGTACGACGAGCCGCGCGGCCTGTCCAATCCACAGCATCGACCAGTACGCCCACGAACGGGCATCCCGGTTATCCCCGCCAAACTCCGCATACGGGCCGGTCACGGCATATTTATTCCCGGGGGCCTGCATTCTGGCGGAAGCATGTAACCCGCCACTGCTGTAAGGCGGGTCGGTGATAAGGGCATCAAACCCCGGTGACAACGTGGGTAAAATCTCCAGTGCATCACCGCAATACAAGGTTGCCTGACCAATCTGCTGCTTTTGCATGTCACCCCCGGACGGTTATTTTTCGTGCGCCAGTGAAAACTCCAGAAACGCTATCAACACCCCGACGACGGCTTCTCCTCTGGTCGATGAAAACAGCTCGACCACCTGTTGACGTGCTGATTCAGTCACCCGTTGTTCCTCTGGCGTCGCTGAGACTACCGCCCCCCGGAGCTGGTAAAGCAGCGCCTGCATTTCCTGTTTATCCGACAACATGTTCAAGCCTCTCACTGAAGGCTTCCAGCACCTCAACAAACACCGTGTTGTGTTGCGGGAAGCGTTGATTAATAAAATCGCCCAGCTCTTTGATAACCGTCAGTGCGGTAGCTAGTTCGCTGGTCTGTGGCAGTATTTTTTTGTTGGCGGAGGTAGCTTTGCTGAGTGCATCGCTGAGACTGGCCAGTAAATCCACCCGTTTCTCCGCTGACAGGCTGGTGTCGGTATTGAGCTTTTCCGTGGCTGTCTGAAACTGAATAATCAGGCTTATCAGCATCTCGCGCCCGGCTGCCTCCAGACTGCCGCCCGCCATCACCTGAGCGGCGCGGACACGATCCCAGTCATCGCCTGCATCCTGTGCCTCTTTTTTCCACCGACGGGCTGTACCAAACGACACGGCCATCATGGCCGCCACCACCTCAAGGGACATCTGGTTAAACACATAGGTGCGCCGTATCTTGTCGCGCATCTCTGGCGGGTACGCCATATTTCACTCCTTTAAACCGCGTTTAACCCCGGCCTGAATACTGTTTAAATTTGCCGCTATCGCCTTACGGGTTCTCACCATCAGGTAACAACCGACATTCAGGTGGTTGTGGCAGCGGATCATTCAGTGCCTCCACGGCCATGCGCGTCTGTTCAATCTGACGAATGAGTGCCTTGTCACAGTTACTTTGCCGCAGCACTTCCAGCAGATCGGTGCTCCACAGCAGCGCCTCACCGTAGCTGAGTCTGCCCGGCGTGGCTCCCGGTAGTGGTGGCAGGCGCGACGCCGTCAGGTTCGCGGGCAGTGGCCGGTAAGGCACTGGCACGGGCGAAGGTGGTAAGTTTCCACACCCGGTCAGCAGCGCCATCAGGCACAAACTGACTGGCGCACGGCTCATGAATAATTTTTTCACGGATTTCAATTTTCGTTTTCCCCTGTTGCACATCACCGCGCTGGCTGCTGACAAGCCCGGTCTGGCTGATCCCCAGCTCGATACGATCCTGCTGTAGTTGACGTTTCAGCGCCTTGCTCAGTCCGTCTCGTTCGGTCGTCAGACGGGTGACGTCTGCCTTCGCGTCCCCCAGTTCGTGCCAGAGCAACAGCAAAGCCCCACCCAGCACAGCATAGAGAACAAGGATGTATTTGTTCATCCGGCTTACCCCTGACGAAGAAACAGGTCGCGCTCGGCCGCACGACGTCGGGTGAGGCCTGGCAGCTTCTGCTTGTTCCACTTCGGAAACTCAGCTGCTGCCCCCTCAACGTCACCGGCGTTGAGCTTGTGCAGCAACGTACTGTCGCCCAGGCCTTCCGCGATATTGTCAGCATCGATATCGCTGCCAACGTTGTAGGCAAAACTCACCAGTGCATCGAACTGATTCTGGCTGATAACTACTGTGACGAGCTGCGTCACATCGCGCTCGAATCGCGCCACATCAGCCAGCAAAGCCTGGTCTGCTTGCGCCTGCGTCCAGCGCAGACCCGGCCTGACCTCCGGGCCGGTATGGCCGTAGCCGATAGTCCAGGGAGCCGCGCCCGTGGCCGGATCAGGGTAGGCGTCGAGTTTCACACCCTCGAACTGTTTAATCAGTGCCAGACCGTTATTGCTGATTTTCATCGTGTTTATCCTCTCCGGTTTTACGGGCTACCATTGCCAGGATGGTGTCGCGAATTTTGTCAGCACCGACAAATCCCACCGCAGCCCCTGCAAAGGCGGCACCGTTGCCAGGCAGACCGAAATGTTCGAGTACGCCTGAAAGCGTGAGTGCAAAAATGCCGCACACACAGCTGCCGGTAATAATGAGTTTTTTCGGTTTACTGTCACGGATACCCATCAGACCGGAAATACCGAGGGCCGCCGCGCCGGAATAGACTGACGGCAGGTACTCTTTCAGCCATCGGACAGATGCACCCAGCAAATCCGGATCAGCACCGCCCATGACAGGCTCCAGAGCCGCGCAGCGGGCAACGGCTACAGTCAGAGCGACAGAGTCGAATTGTGGCCACCAGGACGACAATCATTAAAAAGGTGTTCATTGAGACCACTCCTTGTATCAGGTGGTCTCAGAATAAATTCAGGGGAAAAAGACTGACAGATGAAGGGGTTCAGCAGGGTAACAAAGAGGACGATGTGCCAGACGCAGCATAAAACAAAAGCCCGTCAGTTATCAAACAAACTCCCCTGGTGTTGGACAACCGACCCCGCCTGGTGCCGCGCGAGCAACTTCCAGGCGATACGGTCGCTGAAACCATACCGGGGGCAGAGTTCAGCCATGGCTTCGCGGATGGATGCGCCCCCCTGACAATGGTCAGCCAGTTCAGCGAGAAAGCGGGTATTACGCAGGGTGCGCAGCGCCTGTTCGCACCGTGGAATATAGAGGGGCGCACCGCCGAGAGTGCGAAACAGCAAACTAACGTCCTCCTCGCTCAGCGCATCACATAACATCCGGTAAATACTGCGCTCGCTGAGGCTGTCGCGCCCGTTGTGCAGGTACAGCGTGACGCCACCAAAGCGGGCTATAAGCCGGGCGGTGGCCGCAAACCCCAGCACCCGAATAAGCTCATGAGTCGCATCGGGTAATAAGCGGGAAAGCTGTTGTAATTCATCCTGGCTGATGGAAGGCAGCGTCATAAAACCCCCAAAAAAAAGCACCCACAGAAACGTTGGGTGCAGTGTGTCAGGATTAAAAATCGCTGTCGGTCTGAAGGGGTTCAGTGGTTAACAACAGATTGGTTTTTGCAGACAGGGCAGACAAAAAATACATCCGCACGTTTTCTGCGTAACACAATAATGATAAGGCTCGCCACGATCCCCGGGATAATGCTAAGGACAATAATCAAAATGATTGATAACCACCAGAATTCCGGTGAAGCATACCAGGGTGTCAGCTTTTTTTTTCGCCGCATAACGCCAGTAAATCCACACTCTGGGCAATATCCATTCTGGTTATTATCGGTGAACTTATTGAGCTGATAAGGATCGGATATTAAAGCGTTATTATCAGTCTGTACGGGTTCCATCATTCATTCCTTGCGACCTGGATATAAAACCAGAGTCAATAAAGTTTGCAATTCAGTCTTATTTCGCAAGAAGGACAACACAATATCACTTTGGCGGTGTTGTAACGGATACCCCAGACAATGATTGCCACTGCCAGTCCTACTATCCATGGAGCCCAGAACAACGACATAACGATGCCCAATCCCCAAGCTAAAATCAGTGCAAATGGGATACTGGCGTACCAGGGAATCAATTCCTTAACTACCCCCATCAAACCAATATATCCGCATTTAAGACAGGTGCACTGCCGCGTCCCAGTATACATATTAAGATTTTTAAGAATCTCAGGTGGTATTTTGTTAATCGCATTATTTTCATGACTCACAGTTAATTCCTCCATAAAAACAAACGTAAAATATATTAAAACAATGAACCTTGTTTTGTTGTATCCGGTTGGTATCTGCCCAGCACAACCCATCCCCAGCGCATCGAAAAACCATAGTGCGGACACAGCTCAGAGAGTGCCAGTGACAACGATGTGCCTTGCGCGTTACGTGCCAACACATCAGAAACAAACTGCTGATCACGCCATTTACGCAATGCCACACTAGCACGAGGGATATAAACATCGCCGCAAAAATGTTCACACAAAATATGTGCATTCTGAGAACCCACAGCCTGAATCAGCATACCGAATCGCTGATCCGCTCGGGTACTGAAGGTAAAATCAGTGCCCCCGAGCGCATCAATGAGCCGAATCATGGCGGGGAAGCCAATAAGGTCGGTAACCTCCTTGAGTACCGGAGGCAGCAAATCGTCCGTATTTGAATCGATATCTTGCGGAAACATCGCGCCCCCTTGTGATTGTTACCCGTGAAACGTCAGCGATAAACTGCGAGCAACCGACGGAGGGTAAGCTCCGACTCACCACACAATGCGGCCGCCTGATTTGCCACATCCAGAGCGGCCCTCATCTCTTTATCAGCTTTCACGATATCCAGCATTTTTGCTGACAGTGTTGTCTCTGTTATGGCGCTTTCCGGTTCATCTTTAAGGCGCATCAGTTCATTAGCGAGATTATTAAGTAAGGCATAACGACATGTTGCGGCATCCTGCGCCTGTTTCTTATACGCGGTGTATTCACCCAATTTTGCATAGTTAGTCATGGTCTTTTCCTGTTGATAAGCAATTAATAAATAGAGATAAAAAACTAACAGACTATCCGTTATTATGCCCGCGACGCCTGGCATCATAAATAAGCGCCTGCATAATTCCGGTAACCTGTTCATCCGTTAGCCACTCAATCACCGGCTGCTGGTACATTTTCTTCGCCATTCCCTCGGCATAAGCCCAGGTTCTGTCAGCTTCAGCCAGCAGCGCCTCGATTTTGCCCAGCACCGCCTGCCGCCCCTTGGCTACACGCGGCCTGCGTCCTCGTTGACTGGTTCGGGGAAAACCGAGTTTGTGCATGTGCTCTTTAATGTCTATCAGTTCATTAAGAGAGCACTTTGCTGCACTGGTTTTACCGTCAGTTAACCGGGCAATTAATGCCCGGTAAGTCGCATCATCCAGCTCGAGGAAAGCCTGACCAGCCTTGACCGCACCGATGATTTTTTTAGCGTTTGGCGTCATTCGATACCTCCTCATTTTCAGTATTTATCGGCTCCAGATGGCTCACCGAGACAAAACCCACCCGACCTTCAATACTGACCACCACGCGCCCGTTGGGTAAATCCCATGCGGCTGAACGGGTGGTCACCATGACGGAATCCGGAATACCTGGCACCAGGTAATACCGAAACTGACAACCTACCGGCCATCTGGCATTAAATTGCGCCACGCTGCACCGCCGTAATAAGCCATTCATCAGCTCCACTCCCGGCCATGACGCGCCTTATAACGTTCAATCGCCTGTTTCATTGCCGTTTTGACCGTGGGTTTACAGATGCGGTAACCCCGGACGTCATAAAAACGGAACCTGGATTTCACAGGATAATGCGGGTATTCCGTTGCCACGCTGGCATTAGTGAAGGTATAAACCCGCTTATTACCACACTCCTGATAGTCGCAATGTTCAACACCCAGCAACATGATTGCCTCCCATTGCGCACAGGTGCGCAAGATAGGTTTCACAGTAATGCAGGGCATCGGTGCATTCATCGACGCTAATTTCGCACAGCTCCTGACAGGACTGATCAAGCAATGCCTGGTAATGCGCCATCATAGCCCGCACACCCACCGCAATCCCCCGGTAAGGTGCAGCGGGGGAGTCGCTGCTGACAGCGCTTTTGAGTGCATCCCAGCTCTCATAAATGATGCTCAGTCCGACAGAACGCGCCTGTTCGTACTCAATGACAGCCCCCTTACTGTCCTGCCAGCCTGTCAACATATAGATGGCATCAGCCTGTGCCAGCATGGCCAGCGTGATATCCATGTACTGCTCATGCGCCAGACCATCAGGCAGCGCGGCTGGATTAAGGACGGTAAACCCCTGTTCCCGCAGCATTTGCTCAACGTCATTAAATACCGGGCGGTTTAATTCAGGCAGACCAGACATGGGGCCTGAGATAAAGACGACTACGCTCATACCGTCACCTCGCCGCGAAACCAGCCCCGGACTTGTGCGTTTTCGCAAAACTCAGCCCGACAGGTGTACCAGGTGATATTTTCAGCCCGCAGGGAAAGATGAGCAGCTTCACGCCACAGCAAAACCGCATCGCTGTATGCCTCACGTTGCTCAGCACTGACCGCAAGCCCAGCAGGCTCCATGCAACGAGCGGGTATTCCCATTTCACGGTGAGGTTTAACCCAGGTCGCGCGCTCCGGCTCAGCCCATGATGAGCCTTTAGCCCTGTGCGGGGCTGTTTTCTCTCTGACCGGTGCGGACATTTCCAGCGCCGTCAGCGTGCCCGGCAAACCAAAAATGCGTTTCTTTCCCCGCCAGCCCCGGATAATGTCCCCTTTGTTGATATCGTTCCCAAGCAATGCCGCCACCGTCGCTATCGGTATTCCGGTGTAATCGCCCAGCGCCTGACTGGTTGATGGCCCATGTATCCGCAGGGACTGGCGCAAAGATTCGGCCTTAGAGAGATTTTCCATCGGTATGCTCCTTAACGCTGCATGTCGTGAGCAGCAGACCTGACAGCACTTTCCGCGCCTGCAGGGGAGCCGCCGACATTTCATGAAGACAATGCGCATCATAAAAACTTGAGCCAATATCGGTTTTAGCCATCATCAGGTCATGCATAACCACCATCCGGCGCAGAGCGCAACTCAGCTCATCCACGACAGGCGGATACCCACCGGCAGGGAGTAGCGCCCTGAATTGTGCATCGGCGGCGTCCTGAATCGCTTTTTCTTCCGGTGTAAACCCGGCCCGCTCTTTAATACGCTCAGCCCGACGAGTGAGTGCGGACAGTAACATCATGACCGGCACACCTTTCCCCAACCTGAGCCCGGGAACCAACCACACATCACAGGGCAGATATTCAGGAGTGTCACTCCTGACGAGCATCCGTGACCGCTCACGATGGCGCTTCAGCTCTGTGAGCCACATGACAAGCTGCTCTTCACCCCCCATCCCCTCACAGGTTTCAATCATTTCCGACAGCGCGTTATCCTGCTCTGGTGTGCTCATGAGCGCTTCACTCCTTTTACCCTAATCATCTGCCCGAACACCCAGGGGGCGAATCGCCCCAGCCCAATACCGGAAAACTCACTGAACCACCACACGCGCCCCCAGAATCCCTGCCAGATGCGACGGGCGACCTCCGGAAACAACAGACTGGCGATAACCAGCCAATCCAGCACCACGAGAACGCCAATCAGAATATGTTTCAGCATGATGTTCCCTCTGTCAGTGCCGCCGGGGGACAAGTCGCAGTTCCGGTCACGCCATGGTTCAACGTCACCTGCTGACCAGCCAGGAATCCTGCCTGGGCCGCATCATCACCGCCGCGTACATCGCGAGCTTTGCGGGCCGAAAGGTCTTTCATCTCGCGATTATCGACAATCTTCTGACGGTACGCTGCCATCAGGGTCTGCTCCGGCTCTGTGACAGCAAAATGAGTGACAGCCTGATACACACCCAGCACCCAACCCTTGCAGAACAAATCGGCCCGCGCGGTTCGGGTGGCCGCTTTCAGGCGTTTTTGCTGCGTGGCGATATACTCACGGCGGGCACGGGTTAGCTGGCGGGACAACACATCAAAGGCATAGGCGGCAATCTGAGGACGTTCGGCAGGGCCATAGAACATCACGCACCGCACAGGAACTCCCCGAAGGTGGGTATATCGCCAGGTGAAATAGCATTTCACACCGAATGCACGATTAATAACGCCCGTCAGCATCATCATATATTCTGGTGGTTGCTGCGCATCGGACGGTGCCCCTTTGCTGCTGAATTCAATGATATCCGTGAGGAGAACATCCGTTTCAGTCAGGCTGTGCTCGCGCATCAGTGCCTGCGCCATTTTCAGGGCAACAGAAGCTTCTTCCGGGCTGCTGTTATTTCGGGCTTTATTGAGCAGTTTTTTAATTCGGGCTAAATACTTTTCTTTATTCATCTTTATAGCACTCCTGAATTTTGGCGTAGCGCCGCCCCGGCGGGTTTACGCCATATTTAATTAAAGGGTTATTTCGGTATTAAATTAATTAACGGGTGTCAGTGATTTAATATTAACGAAATAAGGTTCAACGTTAATTTCCACCACGGTAACCTTCGTTAAATCCCGGGCCACATCAACTGTTCTGACGACTCTGCCACCTCGAATGGCCTGATCGGGTTTATGCATAAATGTATCGCCCACCCCATGCTGGTGATTGAAAGAAGCGGCATTCATCTCACACCCCGGCAATATCAAGCGGAATGGCCACCAGTTTTCCCTGGCTGTCCTTTTCGCGAAAGTTGATATAGGTCTTTGAGACTGCGACCTGCAATGACTCACTGATGGCATCCTGCGCCAGTTTCCAGCGTGGGTCGTCAATTTTGACGCGGCGCAGGGAGAGAATGCGGGACATACTGAGGTTGCCTTCTTTATCGACCACAAAGGCATCCGCTACCAGAGCGCGAAAATTGGGGTTAGCACCTTCAGACCATTCCATCACGCACTCATCAATAATGTCTTTCGCCACCTGCAACTCCGGCCCGAAGGTGAAAGAGTCCTGCACCTTAATTGAAATCTGCATTGAGCCGTCAAACGACGGGAACGTGACATTACCTTTAACACCACCAGGTTCGCGCCCGAATTTCTCGGCCAACAAATCCATGCAGGCATAGCATTCATCAAAGGATTTGGTTTTAAACGCCACCAGTAATTCACAGATTTTGTGGGCTTCAGCCACCTGACGACGAACAAAGGCATCCATCTCGATATCGTAATCGGACACCTGATCAAGCGGCACCAGACGGCCCTTGCGGTCTTTCATATAGCCTTCAGGCACAATAACTTCATGATTATTAATGGACATGCTTACTTTCCTCGTCATAAATAATGTGATTGCTAAGTTGATATTCAACGCTTTTGAGATGGGTACTAATAACTTCACGCAAATTATCCATCATCGTGGACTCACAGGTGCAACACCCGTCGTCAGTAGCCTTGCAATGAACGCTGACATCCACACCACTGTCATTGTGCTGAACAGTAATCACCATTTTTATAGCCATACTTTCCCCTGGATTAATGTAAGGATTCAGACCAGACAATGCGGCACTCGTTAAGGGCATAAACCCCCTGACGATATCGCCCTTGCTGGTCACTGCCGAACTGCACATATAACGCATGCCCGTTTCGGACAAGCAGGTCACACCATGCACAGGGACGCACCCGAATCACCGGTTTACCTCCATGCAACACGATACTGGTCACGGTCACGCCTTCACTGGAAAGTGTCGCAATCACCGCTTCGATTTTCTCCAGGCTACACAGCAGCCCGGTATTGGATAAAATGGTTTTCTGTTGCATAACAACCTCTTAATGAATCAGCATTTCTGCAAATTTTTGAATGGCCGCAACGCTAATATCAGTTTTGCTGACGTCGCACATACGGCGAACGCCGCGAGACAACTTATACAGACGCCGTGCATTTCCTCTGGCCCCTTCATACAGGGCATAGCTGATTTCTTCGATACTGGCTTCCGGCAACAGGTCTGCGGCAATCAGGCTAAAATCTTCACGCGGCAGGGTTTCTGACGGATTAACCGGGCGCACTTTACTGGCGGCAGACTTCACCTGTACACCCAGGCAAAATGCCAGGGCGACACGGCTGTAGAGCTGGGAATATTCCCCTTTACGCCCTGTCAGATTGACAATTAAACGAGGCATACCCGCCAGTACCACACCCACACCGGTTTTGTCATGCAACCGGCGCAGCACTTCCAGCGAGCGGTAATGCAGCATCTCAGCCTCATCAATCATGACCAGACGTCCCGAGTCTTTCAGTGCCTGAACGCAGGTGTCCGTCATATCGTGAATAGTGCCCCTGCGGGTAAGACCCAGATGGCGACACAATTCTTCCAGAAGAACGCGGGCGGTATAGCCGGGGTCAGCTTCAATCAGAATAACTTCGGGGTTCTGGCGGGCGTATTCCTTGAGTATCATTGTCTTACCCAGCCCCGCCGCACCATGCAGCACACAGATTTCGCCTTCGGTATGTGCATAATCAATCACCGTAAGCCCTTTACTGGCGCTGTCCGTTTTAACGAAATGGTACTTTTCCTGGTGGCTCTCACGCTGACGATCACGGCGCAAAAATTTGGCAATCAGCTCATGAATACCGGACTGGTCACCGTTGTACTTACGCTGCAACAGTTGGTTAACGGTTGCGGACGAGTAACCAATGGCACGGCCGATATACGCCTGCGAGTAGTCACGTTTCTCCATAACCTGCTGGAGTTCATCAATAATATCCATAGCAACCTCGTTTATTTATGGTCTTCAGTTCCGGTCTTTTTTAAATATTCGTTCCGATCTTCTTCAAAGAAGAACAACGCTTCTTCTTTCTCACGCACCGGCAGTTTCAGACCCAGATCAAAATCGGGCTTATGCTCGATAGCTGGGGTACTTTGCTCGATAACTTTGCGTTTTTTCTTGTCCAGTAAAGCGACCTGACGACTGGTACGGGCCTGAATCTGACGCTCTATCTCGCTCACAGGCACTGCCGCCCGGGTGTTACCGTTCCAGATGGCTTTGCAGATGAATGCACCATCCATCTGTCGGACAATAACTTCATCAGCATTGCGCGTGTCATAAGCCACCCGCACCTCAAGACCATCGAAATCACTCAGAGAATCGGAGAAATAGTGGTTATTACTGAGTTGAATCCAGCCGCGCCCTACGATGCGGGTTTCTTCCGGCATAAACATTTCCCTCAACTCAATTTCCGCCAGATATTCAATATCATCCCCCTCAGTGGCCAGAACGGCATCGCGGTAGCGGGCAGGGGTCAGATATTTTCCCTTATATTTTGGTAACTCACTGTGTTCATGGGTGTTGTTGTATGCGTCGATCTCTTCCTGAATTATCGCCTCAACCACATCCCATTCCGGCACCGCTTCCAGAGCTTTACGCTGGCGGTTATCAAGCTGTTTACCGTTGTGCTGTGCTTCTTCGGCGGATTCGACGGCCAGCATCAGTTTTCGGAGATTCTCCCGGTCGACACCGCGCCCGTTATAGGTTGGTGCCCGTTGCGCGATGGCATAGGGAATAACGCCGTTAAGCCGTTCAATTATCCCGCGAGCCTGCGGGTTACCGGGAATACCGGTCATGTGGTCAACGCCAAGACGGGGGAAAATACCGGTCGTCTCTGCATCCAGCTTTTTGTTCTTTTGCCCCGGGCCGTTATCGGTGTACACGAATAATGGCAAACCGTATAACTGCATGGCGTGGCGATAAGCATCAGATACCCCGCGCACGTTCTCGGAATACGACATACTCCAGCCGACCACAAACCGGGTGCGTCCGTCGATAATCAGCGTCAGCTCCGGGGTAAAGGCATGTTTACTGACCGGGTGTTTCACCTTCATATCCAGCGATTTACCGTCACATATCCAGCAACCATTCACCGGCATCATTGACCAGTCGCGGCGGCTGTAGGTTTCCAGCGCCCGGGCAACAGAACCACTCACCCGACCGCGAGCCAGAACCCGTGGGGGTAGCTTATGCATCGCCCGGCAAATGGCATGGTAGGACGGCATTACCGCCAGCATGGCAGGCTGGTCGTGATATTCCTGCTGCCAGTCTTTTGAGAATTTGCGGTAACAAAACTTCATGGTTGGCCCCTTTGGGTCGCGCCAGTAAGTGAGGAAGCGCGGTAGCCAGGAAATGTCTTCAATTTTCTTCGCTTTGTGATGACCAGGAGCCAGCAGCGTCAGTCGTTCCACGCTGTTATCAGCCCGCAGATAGTCCAGCACCCAGGTATTAAGCGAACGCGAGCCAATCCCGACACGCTTACCCTTGCGGGCATTCGCCACATCCACCATTGCCTGCAAATGAGTGGGTAATCGGCCACTCCTGGATTGTTCACAAATCATGTTAATAGCCTTCAGGCGGGATAACTTCGCATCTTCGATCGCCAGCACTTCGCACACCAGACCCATGCGGGCATCGGCAATAGCGCGTTGCTGAGAGGTCAGCTCACCCAGTTTGCTCTCAAGGAGGGCGGGACACTGGCGCATGATCTCCAGCTCCTGCTTCACCTTAAGCGCCCCAGACACAGAACGAATGGCCGGTACTTTTTTGCTCTTTGAAACGTCGTTTAAAATGGCATTAAGGTGCCGTTCACGAAGGGTGGCCTGAGCAGCTGATGGCAGGCAGTCGATGTGATATTCAAAAGCTTTGGTGCCTTCGCGGCGGCGACGTAATTCCGAATTACCCTCAACACATTTATCTAACTTGTTACGTATGTTGTGCTCTCTGCCAGGTAAGCCGGGCAACAATAAGCATTCTTTAGCAGTTAGCCAGATAGACATTATTATTCCCCGCTTAAGCAGTTTGTCGCTCATCAGAGCTATAACGGCTTGGCCAAATGATGTCTGGAGTTACACCGATTTTTTGTGCGATCGTTTCTTCATAAGATGGGCAATCACGATAAAAAACATTCCTCGCAGTTCCTTTTCCGACGCCAAGTTCATTTTCAATATCCTCAATAGTGATGCCTTTGTTCTCGAGGGCTAAACGGATCGCTTTTTTTGACCAGTCATGGCCAGGCCTTATGAACAGGTGGGTCAGGTCTTGTCTATGCGAGCTAATCATGTGGTATCCTTTATCGTTTAACATAACCGATAATCAAAAGCGGTTATTGCTTTCGTTAAAATATACGATCACAAAAAACCGAAGTCAACGGTTTTTCGGATATATATCCGAATCCGGGGTTTTACAGAGAATTAGATAATGAATTCAAATGATTGCCACGAAAAAACCGAGGTGGAAGAAAAAAACCGTGAACAGTTTTTTCTCCAGTATGGAATAAACCGTTTTCCTGAAAGACTGAAGGAGGCGATGGCCAGGGCGCACATCCCTAGTAATAACCAGCTAGCTAAGTTAACTGAGTTATCTGAGGCAACCATACGGAAGTACCTGAAAGGTGAAACTTATCCGACGCTTGATCGTCTTGCTTTACTTGCTGACGCCTGTTCGTGCTCTTTAGCATGGTTAGCAAGTGGAGAAGGGAAAGGTGATATGGATACAATAAAAACAAACGAGGGCTTCGGTAAAATAAACGAGAAAAAGGACTCCGAGTTCGAGAATATATTATCGTATTTAACTGATGAACAAAGAGAAAAGCTACTTAAGGTCATTTATACGCAAGGGATAGCTACGATTTTACGGCTTGATGATAGTTTAGGAACACAGCTGTTAGCTCTTCCAGATGAAGAAAAGGAACGCCTGCTGACTCTGCACGAAGCTAAAAAAGGGGCATCTGATGCTGGTGATAGGGGCGAGTCTGGTTCCCCCACCCAACAACGAGCAGGATAAGCCTTAAGCGCTTGTCATGCTGACTGATATAGGGTTAGAAGTTGATTTGGTGGGCGGGGGGAAGTTATGGCCAGTACGTCATATTCACCTCTACTACACATCGTTAAAACGGCTTAGTTTCGGTAACCTAGCAACGCGATACTGCTAAACCAAAAGAACCTAAAACAAAAAAACATGTTCTTTTCTCATACAGAGAATGATTGTTTTTTTAAGACCACTTTCAAGTCTAATCAATGAGTTAATATCAAAAGAAAGCAACAACAGAAAAGAACCTAATTTGCTTTTGCTCAGGAAAGAAAAAAACTAATTTGGTGTTTGGAAATGCAAATTTTCATTTAGAAAATGAAATATCAACTACCTGATGGATAAGATTATTTAAACTTATCCATAAAACGCTCATTCCTGATTGTTATCTGCTTAAAGTTGCGCAAAATAGAATGCAAAAAACGCTATTTTTGCTCATTTTCTCCCGAGCTATGCAAAAGCACAGAACTCGCCTGTAACCATTGCCAGCTCTGGCCTCACAAATAAAATCGACGCTCGATCCGCTATGCAATATTGATCACTACCCCACACAATGCGGGTAACGAGGTCACCACCACGACCGAACACACCGTGCATGTTGATAACCACGCCTACAACGGCCTGACGATTAACACCGTGGCGCATGATGATGTGGTGAACCACGACGCATCATTGCG